CTGGAATAATAGAACTGGATTAGGATGGTAAAGGAGATCCTAAATAGTGACATGTGTTAAATGTAACGCTAAAATTGAAGATGGGACAGAATATGAGGCGTGGGTATACTGACGAGATACACATTCATGTGGCAGGATGCCATTTTGCAAAGAATGTTACAGTAAGATGCACAGATTAAGAGACAGAATAACACGGAGACAAAAGAAATAAAATGCAAGAATGTGGGGGATGTACAGCTTGTTGTTGGGCTTTTCGAGTAACAGAGGCTGGTAAACAAGCACAGGAAAAGTGTCAATATGAGAAACACGGTTGTACAATTTATCATGACCGACCAAAAGTATGTAGAGATTATGAGTGCGCTTGGTTAACACAACCCAAGATCAGCATTGATTTACGCCCTGACAAATGTGGGGCTATTTTCACATTGATGCCAGATAATATCATAATAGTTACTCCACTTGTAAAAGGGTTGAGGGGTCTTGTGGAAAAACAAATAATAGAATTTAAGAAACAGGGATATGCAATAAGTTATGACGGTTCCTAGTTATACAGAAGATTTAACCGATCTCGATTTAGCAGAAGCTATTACAAATTGGGACGAGTTGGATGCCGGTGGCTATGATGGTCAAGGTGCGGATGCTGTCGATGGTGATTACCCATTTATTCAAGGATCTTATGCAAACACCCAAATTTGTACAAAAGATGGTGTAAATGGTTCTGCTGTTGCTGACAATGGTTCTGGAACTGGTGGTCACGGAACCGATGGTGCATATTTAGTGTGGCAAGTTTATGGTGTTAACTCTAATCTCGGAACGTATGCTCAAGGAGGTTTGGGCATAGCTGTTGGATCAGACTATAATAATTTTGATGTTTGGTATGTTGGTGGTATTGATATTCCACCCTATCCTTATGGTGGTTGGGTATGTAATGCGGTGAATACAACTGTAAGTCCTGACGATACAGTTGGTACTCCCGGAACGGAGCAGATTTGTGGGAGCACAGTATATGTAGTTACTGGATCTGGTAAAGGTTATCCACATGGTTGTGATGCTATACGATATGGAAGATGTTCATCTATTTTTGAATATGGTGAAACAGGTAATTATTGTACAATAGATGGGTTTGCAACAGAAGACGAATATAATGATGCTAGTAATGGTTATCATCGTTGGGGTTTAATTATTAATGTTTACGGTAGTTATTTGTGGCAAGGGAAAATGACTCTTGGTACAGCATCTAATGCTGTAGATTTTAGAGATTCTGATAAAATTGTTCTTGTTAAATGGTCACCAAAAGTAACAGCAAACTTCAACACGATTGAAGTAAATAATGCTAGTTCTCGTATTGATATGACGAACTTTCAGTTTATTGCTATTAACCCATCAACGAATGCTTCGCCCGGTAGATGGGTAACAAATGCTGATGCTGATATTAATCTTGATAATTGTTCATTTCAAGATATGGGTGAATTTACGTTTGATGGTGCAACTGTTGCTACAAATTGTAAATGGGTTAGATGTGATCAAGTTGATCCTAATGGTGGAGATTTATCCTATGCCAGTGTTTTAGAATCCACTGTTACAGGTGGTGGGAGTGCTGGAGGCGGTGCTTTATATTGGAATGACACTGCTGATCCTAATACATATATTAATGATTCAGTATTTACAAAAGGTGCAGGTTCACATCACGCAATTGAGTTTGGAACATCAGCTCCACAAACAATAAACCTTACCAATATAACTGTTACAGATTTTAGTGCTTCCAATCAACAGACAACCTCTGCTTTATATTTTCCTGATACGGGAGGGGATGTAACTTGGAATGTAGCACATACTGGAACATCTGGAACGCTCAGTTATTACAAAGCTAGAAGTGGTGACACAGTTAATATAACAAGTTCGGTAGCTGTAACAATTACTGTTAAAGATACAGATGGTAATTCGTTATCTGATGTTCAAACGGCTATTTATAAAATATCTGATAGAACAGAAATTATGAATGAAGATACTGTAGGAGGTGTTGCTGCGGAAAATTACACGGGAACAACACCAGTTGAAGTAGAGGTTAGATGTCGTAAGGCCTCATCTGGGTCAGACAAATACAAAAACTATAGTTCAGTTCAAACAATCAGTAGTACTGGTTTAACAATGACTGTAACATTGCAAGAAGATCTAAATAATAATGCAACAACTTAATTGGGGGTTTAGGAGAATAAAGTAAAATGGCTCATGATACAACAATTTTAAGTGGTGATATAGGTGTATGGTGGTTTCCGAATAATCGAGCAAAATTGTTACACTGGATTGGTGGAACCGAAACTAATTATACGATGAATGAGATATATTCAGCGATGGCAACACTACTTGATGAGAGTACAACTATTGATGATGGCACGTGTTTTTCTGCTGAAACTCCTGTTGAGTATACAATTGGTAAGATAGATGCTGGGGATAGCGAACCGTGGTATATTTCTTTTGATTTAATGGAACATATTACGGGTGGTGCTCTCCGAACTTCTGGTTGGACACGAGTACAAGATAGTAATACTGGTATTGTGTGTGTTCAGGTAGATTCAGGTGGAGCTATTGTGGCTTCTGATAGAGGATATGATATTGTACATTCTGATGGTGATTCAGGAACATTATTGGAGTTTATCGATACGGGTGGCGCAGTTGATTATTGTATTATAAGACCGGATTCCAGCGCAATAGCAAATAGTTTTGATGCTGCATCTTCAGATACACTAACGTGTAACGGGCATGCTGCTGATGTGCTTGAGACAGATGGTGTAGCTACCACTGGTGAAATGATATGGGCTAATATATACTCTATAGGAACGATTGATTCTAATGTTCATATGTATGTTTATCAAGGTGAACGTTTAACAACAGATGCATCTGAACGCAGATTTAGTTGGAATAGTGCAACTCTTGATTGGTATGGTAATGGGCATATTGATATTGTTTGCCCAATTAACGACATTACTACCGCATCATGGCCTGTAATTGATGATGGTTATTTGAGAGTGTTTGCTCGCAAGGGTGGGGATCTTTTTGCGTCTTTTGAGGTGTCAAATTCGACAACTTCTGGTGGAAGAAATCCTGTTCCTATGCAGACATCTCTTGATTTGGATGCTGGTTATTCAGGGGATTCTGGAAGAGGCCACGGTACTTCAAAGGTATCTTTCACAGGTGCAGTTGGTAGTGGCCCATTTATTAATGGTGAAGTTATTACACAAGCTGGAAGTCTTGCAAGAGGTATTCTGGATCTGACAAATTCTACCGTAACATCTGGTGGAGAATTGGTTTATTGGCCTATCGCAACAGCAGCCAATGGTGGTGCTCTAACAGCATTTGATAATACAAATGTTATTACTGGTGCTACATCTGGTGCAACAGTAACATCAGATGGTGTTCCTGCTGCTGATGGCCCAGCAGACTCAGGTTGGTTTACTGGTTCTGAACCAACAATTACATTTACTTCTACTACAACTGATATTGATAATGATGGTAATGATGAAGAGTATGGTATTGAAATTGATTGTAAATCTAGTCCATTAACTGAAGTTTATCAGTGGATGAAGTGGATTTGTTCTTATGGGGAAGGTGATACAGATACGATTGAGGCAGCAGAAGATCTTGTATACGGCGAGGAATATGAGGGTGGCACAACTTATATTTCCTATACTGGGGGTACTACACCAACCAATATAGTCGAAGGTGAGTCTGTGACTCAGCAAACAACTGGTGCAACGGGGGTTGTTATTTCCCACAATACGTCAACAAAAGTTGTTCTGCTTAGGTCAACTCGTGGGGCTTTTGAAAGTGGTTATACAATAGATGCAGATGATGATAGTTCAACATGGACAACGGTGACTGCTGCAAACTTTGCTGCAAAAACTGCTGCACCTCTTGGGACATTTGCTGGTGGGACAATGTTTTTTGCACGTGGGGTTGTTCCTGTGATTAGTGGTGTTTTACCCGGAGATGAAAATTCATATATTTGTACAGATATTGGTGGGACATCTAATGAGCGACCAACATCTATTACAATTGAAGTTACTCCACTTGAGGGTACAGATGAAACTACGTCAACAGATGATAATGTGGCAATTTGGAAATTAACAGGATCTGGTGGTAATATTGAGAAGGATTCTGGGGATGCAATGGTTTGTGACGGTGGTGAAGCTATTGGTGATACAACACTCGCTGTTGATGCAATTCCAGTATGGGCTCCAACAACAGGAGGTACCATTATTCTGGTAGATATATCAGATTCAAATAAAGAATATGCTATTAGGTATACTTCGTATGATTCTGCAACAGATGTGTATACATTATCTAACATTGATATTGCTTCTGTGGATAGTGGTTCAACAACTACAGTTGTGGAATCGGGTGCGTTTGGTGATGCCAAACGTGGTGATTTGGTTTATGATCATGACCAAAGTGAAGTTAGTTATGTCAAGACGGTTGATAGTGCAAATCAAATAACAGTGTATCCTGCATTTAGTGCTACCACAGCAGGTCACCATGTTGAGTTGAACTGTATTCCGATTGTGACTACAGCATCTGATGAGGTATTTAATGCTATTATGCATAGATATGCTGTAAATACAACGGAATCTGTTGGTTTGATTTATCCGGGATCAACAATGTATTTTCGAGTTAAAGTTCGTAATACACGAAGTGCTGTAAAGAAAATTAAACCATATAGTTCTGATGGTTCGACATCTGGAACAGACCAATCTATTCCAGTAGTTCGTACTGAAGATACAATTATATCATAATGGGGGAGTTATGTTTGACACAGAGGCATTAAAAAAAGGCATAGAGGATATTGAAAAAAATATTGAAGTTTTTGAAACAGCAATTAAAAAAGAGCGTGCTCAAATAAAAGAGTATCGCTCCATGATTGATAGTCTCGAAAGGAAGAAACTGGAGCAAGCAGAAGTACAGACTAATGTGATCGTGGAGGTAGTGAGGAATGGCAATTAATGTTAATTACTACGATGAAGTTATTTATATCACATCTCCGACAACCACTGTTACAGTACAAGAACTTATAGATGCAGTACGAGCTTCAGAAGATTCTGTAGAAGGAATGTCTTTTGGTGGCCCTGTTGCTACATTAGTAGATGCGTTTGCTGATGCGGAGGGTTCTGTAAACGTTGGTGCTGGGTATTTTAATCCTATAACAATGACTTTAGATTCAAATTGGTATATAGAATTTTGGGATGGTGTTGGGTTAGGAACAGTTGCAGATGGTAATGTTTCTGGTGGTAAAGATAATAGACCTGTTCGATGTGCAGTAGGTTCATCAGATACAGCATTGGTACTTGGTGCGGAACGTGGTATACAAGTAAGTGGTGGATCTGGGGCTAGCGCACAAGAAGTTTGGGAATACGATATTAGTTCAACATCTAGTGGGGCTGGGTTTATTCTGAAACGAATATGGGCTAAAATAAAATTCATAGTGGGGGAGTTATAAAATGCCAAAGGGAACTAGAGTGCATAAATGTGTGGACAAAGTAAAAGGATCAAAAGGATTAAAATCAGCTATACGTATTTGTCAAAAGTCAACAAAACAAAGTTATAAAACAGGGAAGAAAAAATGAAAAATTTATTATACACAGTAGTTATAATAATAATAATTATATTTTTTGCAATGCCAACTATTGGTACAGAAATTATAAGTAAAAGTCCAGCTATTATTTTAATTGATGATTTTAATACATACTCATTAGCAGAATTATTAAAAGCAACAAATAAATTAAAGAGTGGCGATGAAATAAAAATAATTACTGTTGGGCCAGGTGGTAACGCTTACGTTTTAATGGCTATGATAAATGTCATAGAGGATTTACAAAAACGTGGAGTAACTATAATAACCGAAATTCAGGGAATGGCATGTAGTGCGAATGCATTTTTGTGGATTGCTGGCGATGAAAGAATAGTCCATCGCCATGATCTCGTTATGTTCCATTTAGCTTTTATGGCGGATAGATATGGGAACAAAAAAGCTACTAAAGATTTAGACCCACTTCAAAGAATGATTCTAAAAAACATAAATGATTGGATGCATTTTAAATTAATGCGAACAATAAGAAACACAGAAATTGTTAACAACATGATTGATGATCCTGAAAACTGGTATTCTGGAATTGATCTATTCAGGATATGTGTTGCAACAAAAATGATTGAGAATTAAAACTGAGGGGATAAAATGGCAGAGAAAAAGAAAAAATTTTATGGTAGTAGGCCAGCAGGTGGGTATTTAGAACCCAAAGACAGGGTTATTAAAAGACTAGAAGATGCTGGGAATATTTCTGGCAGAACCAAACAGCAGGCTGACCAGGAGAATAAAATAGACGCAATCTTTGATTCGTCCCAACCATCTGAAACTCCCTCAGATGATGATAAATCCTGGATGGATGAGGTGTGGGATAAGTTAACAAGAAAGAGATAATATGGCTACGATAAAATTTATTTTTTCTTTATTTTTATTAAATATATTTACATATGGGTGTATAACTTTTGTAAATTACATAGTATAAATCAGGTGATATTTTGGGGGAAGAACTTTCACAGGAAAGTATAATAGAATTAGTAAATAGCATGGATGCATTTTCATGGATTACTAATAACAAACTTCAGTTAGGTGCTGGACCCTGGCAATTAGTTGGGCATGAGTATCAGGTTGGGATTTTACAGGATAAATCTCCGAGACAGGTATTCATTAAGGGCGCACAGATGGGAATTTCAGAATGTTTAGTTTTGAAAACCCTGCACGGAATGATTCATGGTGTGTATCGTCAGGGCGCTTTATATTTGTTTCCTACAAGAGATGATGTAGGGGATTTTAGCCAGACAAGATTTGATCCGTTAATAGAAACAAATCCATTTATTGGTAAATATGTACAGGGTACGGACAGAAAAAATGTAAAAAAGATCCATAACGGTTATCTATATCTTCGTGGTGCTCGGTCTACAAAATCAATAGGTGGGAAAAAGAGTTCCAGTAGTTTGAAGTCAGTACCTGTTGATCGTATAGTTTTTGATGAGCTTGATGAAATAGACAAAGCAATGGTGATACTTGCAGAAGAACGTGTGTCACACTCATCAATACGAGACATACACGGAACAGGGCATATTGATTATTTGGGAACACCTACTATTCCTGATTATGGTGTAGACAGACTATATCAGAAGAGTGATCAAAGAGTTTGGGTACTCAAATGCCAAGGATGTGGGAAAGAAACTTGTTTAGAATTAGAATTTCCTAACTGTTTAAAGAGAGATATAAATGGAGTTGTTAAAAGAGTCTGTGTTCATTGTGGACATGAGGTTTATCCTGCTGATGGCAGATGGATAGCGAGACACCCACAGAGAAGTGCAGAACTAGTTGGTTGGTGGATTAGTCAATTAAATTCTATTTATGTTTCACCAACAAAAATTCTAGACTTATATGAAGATCCACCCAATGGTGATCTCAGTGAAATAATGAACTCTAAGTTGGGAAGAGCTTATATCCCAGCAGAAAATAGATTAGATCCCAGTGAAGTTTATTCTTGTTGTGGTACGGATTCTATGTTAATAAAGCATGATGGCCCGACTTGTATGGGTGTTGACGTTGGAAAAGTTCTACACGTAGTTATTGGAGAAAGGAAAACAAGAGAAACTCTAAAGATTGTAAAGACTTGTAGAGTAGATAGTTTTAACGATTTATATGATTTAATTAATAAGTTTAGTGTTCGTTCAACAGTAATTGATTTAAGACCTGAAACACGTAAAGTTAGAGAGTTCCAACGTCATGCCCATTCTTCTGTATTTGGTTGTGAGTATGTGGAAACAAAAACAGGAATGATTCAGTGGGACGATAAAAATTTAGTGATCAAGTGTTTTGGTAAGTTAATATTACCAAGAGTCAATGCTGAACTGGAAGAGTTTGTTAAGGAAGTTTGTAATATAGCAAAGGTTTTGGAAGAGAAAGGGGACACAGGGCAACAGGTTTTTAGATACAGGAAATTAGGCCCGGATCATTATCGACATGCTTTAAACTATTGTCTTCTTGCATCAGAACGATGTGGTATTCTTAGTGATAAGGGAATCATATCTAGATTTTTTAGTAGCAGAAAAAAGAAGTCATTTATGACAGCTTAGGTTATACAACAGGGGAGTTACATAATGTAACAACACCGATTACGGGTGTAAACGGTAACAAAAAGGAGAACACAAATGAAGAGTTATGTTTTGAGGTTAGACAGTGGCAAAGAATACAAAATGACAGAGGAAGAAAAAATACGGTTCCAGAGAAAACGTGGGACAACTGGTAGACAGTATCCTATTTTTTCATTTGACAACGGAACTGAAATTGCAATAAACAAAGTAGAAGCGCTGGAAGTTAGTGAGAGTGATGAGTTTGAGGAGGAATCACCAGAGGTTGATAATGTTGTTGTGGATGTTGAATCAAGTGAACCAGTAGAAGAACTTCCAAAAGTTGAGGACGGACTACAGAGTAATATGAGTGATGAGGACACCCCAGAATTAACAAAGTCTCAACTTGCAGAATTAAGTAAGAAAGAAGCAGAAGCCTTATTTTTGACGAAAGCAAGTTGTACCCATGAGAATGTTAGCTTGTATTGTCAAAACGTAACAATAAGAAAGAAGGGTGAAAAAGATAAATTGGGTGCGAGGTATTTCCCGGTATGTGATTTTTGTGGACATCGTGGTAGATATGTAGCTGCTAATAAATTAACTAAAGAAGAAATGGCTAACGCTATTGAGTGGATAGAGAAATAATAAAGGTGGATAATGTTTGAAAAATTATCAAAGCAAAAAAGATTAGAAAAAGCCAAACAGTTGTTTATGGATGCAGTTACTAAGGATTCTGAATTTCAGGAAGCTGCTAAAGATGATTTTGATTTCAGGAATGGAAAGCAGTGGACTGATGAAGAAGAGCAGATATTAAAAAGTGAAATGCGCCCGGTGCTGACTTTTAATTTAATTAAAGCAAGCATTGATCTTTTAATTGGAATGTCTACTGATATTAGTAAAACATTTAGATGTAGTCCTGTAGAACAGAGTGACGGGTTTCTATCAGAAATTTTAAATGACATTCTTGAATGGTTATATGATTCAAATGATTTTTCAAACGAGGAAACGGCTGCTTTAGAAGCAGCAGCTATTTGTGGACGTGGTTATTTAGCTGTTGATTTTGTTCCAGATCCTAAGCGATTTGGGGATATACAAATTTCTATAGTCGACATTCCTCCGCACGAGATTCATTTTGACCCATCTTCCAGAAGAACTCATCTTGAAGATGCATCATATATTTGTTGGGATAAGTGGTTATCAAAAGCAGATTTTAAAATTCGTTATCCAAAAGTTCCCAATACAAAGATAGATAATTTAATTGAGAACGGATCTGACTGGAATGCCTTTGGTATTTCACATTCTGGTAACGGGAGTACAGTTGATATTCCCACCAACGTTACCAGTGACAATTCAGATTATGATCAACCTCTTGATTTAAATTATTATGATAAAGCAAAGAATATGATTCGTGTAGTTCACATGGAATATTGGGAAAACTACAAAAGATTTTTTGGGTATAACCCAGAGTCAGGAAACTTTGAAGAGTTTGATGGAAGAAATCTAAAACAGATTAAAGCTGATTACGAGAAAGAGTTTGGAGAAAAATTTACTTATGAAACTTTAATGGATAAAAAAGTTAAATGGTTGCAGTTTGTTGGTGACGATATTCTTTATGATGATGATTCTCCTCTCCCTTACCCCGGATTCTCTGTCTGTAATATGATAGCATATCGAGATCCAAGTGGAAGAACTAATAACCACTTTGGTGTGGTCAGATTGATGAAAGACCCACAAAGGGAAATAAACAAACGGTGGTCACAGACTCTTAACCTACTAAACCAACAAGTTCAGTCTGGTGTATTTGCAGAAACGGATGCCTTTGTAGATCAAGCACAAGCTGAAGCATCCATGAAAGAAGCTGGATCTGTCACATGGTTAAATTCGGGGGCCATTAATCAGGGGAAATTTAAAGAACGTGCTGTTCCAAGATTCCCTAATGCTCCTATGCAGATGGAGCAGTATTCCCAAGATATAATAAAGAAAATTGTTGGTATAAATCCTGATTTATTAGGACAGGATCGCGGTCGTCAGGAACCTGGGGTTGTTGTTAGATTGAGACAACAGCAGGGGATGACTATTCTTAAACCTCTTTTCAATAATTATAATATTATGAAGAAGGGTGTGTTCAAAAGAATTCTAGCAATAGTTATGCAGTATATGCCAGACCAGCAAATTATGCGTATTATTGGACAGACTGAAAGATATTCTATTGATAAAAATTCAGGAGCTATTCAAGATAAAAAGAACAAATATTCTGCAAACATAAGGGATATTCGTAATCTAGAATACAATATCAACGCAGACACAACATCTTCCAGTATGACTCAGAAAATGTATGAACTGACTGCTCTTCTTGAAATGCAGAAGCAGGGAATTCCTGTTGATCCTTTGGTTATTATTGAGAAAATGGAACTTCCAATTTCAGATAAGACTCGTTGGATTGAGTACATTCAGCGTCAGCAACAGTCTGGTGCAGAACAGCAACAGCAAGCAATGGAAATGGAAGCTGACTTTAAGGACAGAGAAATAGGAGTTGATGAGCAAAAGAACATCATGAAATTTCTCACTGATATGTTGAAGATTGAACAGATGGGGAACAAGGATGATAAGAAACAGGTAACAGATTTTGCTAAGTTAGATTTGAGTAAGAAACAAATGTTGAGTACATTTATAACTAATATGGCTTCTACTCTGATGCAGTCACAACAGCAACAACAACAGCAGAAACAAAATGGGGGTACAACAAGTGGGCAGAAAACAAAGGGGTAGAAAACCACAGGCATTGAGGAGTGAACGAAGGGGTAAGATCACAGCAGAAACAAATAGTGTTGTGGTTAACCCACGGAAAACTATATTTAAATCAAAGTCAGAACAAAGAAGAAAAGCCATACAGACTGATGGGGGAAAAGACAATGGATAAGAGAAGTTTAAACAATGTGTATTCTGGAAAATCCCCAGAAAAAGCAATTGTTTTATTTTGTCATGAATGTATGGGGTATGATGCACATAAGAAACGTGGTACTGGAAAAATATCTTACCAAAAAACCACAGTTGATGTTTCAAATTGTGTTGTTGATGACTGTCCTTTATGGTTATTTCGTGAATAGTACACAAGAAAGTCACAGACCCCCAAAATCACTATTTTTTATTTAATGATTTAAGGGAGTTATAATGGGAAAAATGAAAAAGGCATACCCAAGTATAGGGTAAATTTCACTATTAATAAAATCAATAGGTTATAAAAAGAACAATCGAAATTTAATCAAAGTTTATGCAGGGGGATAACATGAGTGCTTTAGCTCCATCAAACGGCAAGTATCGTAGTATGTGGAAAATTTTTGGTAAACAATTGGCTGATAAAGAAATGTGTAAGAATTACCAGAATGGGTATGACAAAATAAAATGGGGTAATGTTAATAGATTTGAAAAAAAAGACAAGATATTAGGGGGACATTATGTTATAAAAGAGAAGAGGTAGCGGTGGTTTGCATGTGAGGCTTTCCCCCGCCTTGTGTGCTTTGAGCGTTAGGTGCTTCTGGCACCTAGCGTCTCATAAAATATTTGGGGGAGATAAATGGGGAGTTGCATAACGCAACATCACTGGTTACGAGTGAATAAAAGGTAAAGGAGATATAAAATGCCAGAAGAAAAAAATGAGAGTGTTATAGATGATTTGTTTGAAAATTTAGATAAGGATGACACTATTCCTACTGAAGAGGATGGTAATGATGGAACTTCAGAAGGTGGGGATGACAAACAAGAAGAATCTACAAATGAACTAAAAGAGCAGTTGGAAGCAATGCAGAAAGAAAGGCAAGGTCTGCTAAATGCTGCTAAAGCAGAACGTCATAAAAGACAAGAGATGAAGTCCAGTCTCGATAGTCTTACGACAACTGTAAATAATATTCTTCAGCAACGCCAAGCTGTTAAAAATGGTGATACTGATAATATCGGTATTCCTGTAGAATTTTCAGAAGATGGGGATCAAGCATTTGTGAAACAAGATAAAATTGCTGAATTATTAAACCCGCTTCATCAGAAAATTGGACAGTTAGAAAACGCATTACAAATAAGTAATAGTGTAAACGAAGGGCACAGAAAGGCACAAGAAGTAATAAACACCATTGTAAACTCCGATGACAGGTTTGGAGATGTTTACAATAAATATCAAGGCGCAAGAGAATGGTTAAATGAACAAGTGGTAGAATTTCAGCGTGATAATAATTTGGATGGTGTGATGACATCTGGGCAAGCGTTAGATAAAGTAGTATCAGATGATTTGGAAGCAGAGTTTAACAAAAAGTTTCCGGGATTTAATATCATTGATGTTGCTACAGCAGAAGATTCACAACGACATTTTAACAACATGTTGGCTAACACTGCTAATGTATTTGAATCATTAAATGGTAAATCAAATAATAATAGTGAAACAAATAAAGATAGCAGTAAATTTAAAAAAATAATTAACAAACCTGCGGGCCTCGGTAGTGCTACAAACGGAAAGGGTAATGAACTTTCTATAACTGAGAAGGTTGGGAAATTAGATGCCACAGAGATTATGGGGTTGTCGGATGCCCAAGCAAAACAGTTGGAACAAGCAATATTACAGGAGGAACGTTCCGAGGGGATTAAATTTTAAAGGAGATATAAAATGGCAGTAACTAGTTTCGGGACAAATGACGCCCAAACGATCAAAATTTGGAGCGCTTTGACAATGCGTGAAGCTCTTAAAGGAACTTTGTTTTCAAAGTTTTTGGGAACTTCTAAGACCTCTATTTTGCAACGTCTTACAGAATTAGAGAAAGGCGCAGGAGATCAGATTAAATATGATCTTTTGATGCAAATGTCAGGGGCTGGGGTTGCTGGTGATAATAGAATGAAAGATAATGAAGAAGCTCTTGTTTATTATCAGGATACAGTAACAATTGACCAGTTAAGGAATGCTCACTCTTTCAGACGAATGAGTCAGCAAAGAACTCTTCATGATATGAGAGTTGATGGTAAAACAAATTTAGCTGATTGGTTTTCTGGAAAGATGGATGAATATATGTTTAGAGCTTTGTGTGGTGATACTACACTAACTCACGGTCAGACAGCTACAGGCCCAACATCAGATAATACTATTTGGTCTGGTGATGCTACTTCCCAGGCTACTATTAGTAATAATGATCAGGTATCACTTGCTGATTTGGATTATTGTAAAGAAAAGGCTGTGACTCTTACTCCACCTATTAGACCTACTAGTGTCGATGGGAAGGATTATTATGTTGTGGTTCTACACCCTTATTCAGTGACAGATTTGAGATTGGATGTTGCTAATAGTGCATATACTGATTGGCCGACTATTCAGATGTATGCTAATAAACGTGGTGAGAGTAATCCTATTTTCACTGGTGCTTTAGGTGTCTATAATGGAATGATTATCTATGATAGTACTCGTCTTTATTCCCCAGCATCTAATGTTAGGAATAACCTGTTTCTTGGTGCACAGGCTGGTGTGTTTGCTATTGGTAGTGCATATGATTCTATGGAATCTCAAAGAGTGGGTAAAGATAATCTGATGTCTTGGTACGAAGAGATCGATGATTATGGTAATGAGAAGGGTATTTCTGTAGGTTGTATCTTTGGTGTTAATAAGTCTGTTTTTAACAGTAAGGATTATGGTCTTGTGACTATTCAGTCATACGCAGCAGCGCATGCATAAAATGTATAGGGGTAGTATATTTACCCCTATATTTATAAATTAAATAATAGGAGAATATAAAAATGGCAATAACAAATTTAATTCATAAAAATAATCTTGGGACACCTTGTCCCGGGGAATTTTATATCTATTCAAAGATAGATTTTAGTAAAACTCCCATGTCTGCGGTAGGTGATGATTTTAAATTGTCCGCTATTAAAGATGGTTGGCTAATTAAAGATTCATATTTTCGTATGCTAACGGCTTCCACATCTGCTGGTACAGTTGATGTGGGGACAGCACAAAATGGGACTGAACTCGACACAGCTATTGATGTTGATGGGGCAAATACAGCTTGGGCTGCAATGACACCCACCAATGCTTCTCCTGTAGAAGTTACTGCTGATGGGTTTATCTGGTTAGATTGTAATACCGCAGCTATTGAAGACGGTATTCTTGAACTTATGTTCTGTATTATGGCGGCACCGGGTGATGACGAACCGCCTAGTTCAGCAGCATAGTAATATTAACATTAACCACCTTCTTATTTGGGGGTATTTATTTACCCCCTATAAGCATGTGAATCATGTAAGGAGAATATAGGAATGGCAAAATTTGGAAGAATAAAAGCAAATGTTATAACAGCATATAGATCCATTGATGTGAGGGGTAAACAAATGAGTGCCTCATACGGAGCTGGTGCTCTCGGTACTGAATTTGGCCCTAAGAAATATCAGTGGGAAGAGAATGGGGATATTATAACTGAGTTACATGTTGATCTTTCCGGGCTTGGTTGTAAAGGTGATGCAGCTAATGATGTTATTGGTCTTGCTGCTGGAGGTGCCGCATATCTTGATCAGTATAATGTGGCAACACATGGTGTTTGTTATAAAATAGATGTTGTTTGTCTTGAAACTCCACACGAAGGCACAGCTACAATTACTACAGATATTGATATTGCATTTAATACATCTGCTGCATTAGAGTATGATGGTGCTGCTGGTGCTGCTGAGGCTAATCTTGGTGGTCTTGCTGCTGGAGGTGTTTATGTTGTGACAACTCCTGGATTAACTGATACTGATTATATGTATCTTGTTGAGGGGGATGCTGCTGCTACCACAGGTGTTTATGATGGCGGACAAATAATCATACGTATGTATGGGCACGCAGTTCTTACTGCTTAATTATTAATCTAAGGGGAGGAGGAGACTGATTATTGTACGTTTCTGTGCCTCCTCCTTGAAAGAAAAAGGTAAACATGGCAACTACGGTAGGTGATATTATAACCTCTGCTCGGTATGATCTTGGGGATTTTGGTGGGCAGAAATATGATGACGATCAACTTGTTGATTATGTTAATCGTATCATTGTATTATTAGATGAAATTCTGATTACCCAAAATTCTGATTTTACATTAACTAGTGGGACAGCTACGCTTAGTTCAGGAGAATACTCTTTTACTGCCCCCACTCGTAGTCATATAATCATAGCTATCTTTGATGGCACAAGACAATTAATTAAAGAGTCTTTTGCTGATGTGATGTACAGATATCAGATAAATAATGAGAGTAGCACAACTGGTTCACCATCATATTGGGCATACAATAACGGTAACATTATTTGTAATGTTGAAGCAGATGATGATTATACATTGACTGTACATTATCATGTTAAAACAGCAGCGTTAACTATTATTGACAATTTACCATATAATGATTTCTTTAACCAATATATAAGAGAAGCTCTCGTTACTATGGCTAGTAAATCTGTGGATGATAAAGTTGTTAATGTTGATAAAGAGTTTTATATGCTCTTCAAACATGCTGTTGCGAGTGCTGTTGTTGGTAGAAATTTTGTTAGCAAACCATATCATTTAGGATTTTAAATATGAGTTATACAGCAAATCAAGCAGTAACACAAGTTCGGTCTATTATCAATGAATCTTTTGCTTCGTTTTGGAGTGACACAGAAATTGAAGACTGGATTAAAGAAGCAACAATAGATATTAGTTCCAAACTTTTGTGTGTCGAAACAGAAGATGACTTGACACTTGTGGCTGACCAATGGATATACACCGATTTAACCGCCCTGCTAAAAATAAAGGGGTGTTATTATAATGCTGGTTCAGGTGCTATCAAAGGTATGCAGAGAAAAGACATACAGGATTTTGGACATTTACCAGTGAGTTCAGGTGCTCCAAAATATTTCTATGAAAATAACAGGAATGTTTATCTTTGGCCTATACCATCAGCAACTGAAGCTGGGAATACAGTTACAGTAATAAACTCATATGAAACTGATGATGTAACTGTTTTAAGGGATGAGCATCAACCACTCACTTTTTTGTATGCTGCTGCAAAAGCTAAAGCAAAGGATAGAATGTTTCAAGAAAGTGCTCTTCTTATGAGTCAGTATCTGAACACTATTAATTTTGAACGTCAGGATAAGTATGATTTTGGTGAAGATTCAATAAAGAATTTTGCAATGAAATAAGCAGTGTAAAGGTTATGAATGCCGAAAGTAATAGAAAAAGATAAACAAACCAAAATAAAAGCAAACCTGCCACAGGTAAGAAACACAGATTTAAAAAATGATATTTTTAAATTTGATGGTCAGTGGTTACCCTCTGTTGATGCTACACTTATTGGTGCTAAAAATTATCAAGACCTTGTTAATATGCGATATACCGAAGGTGGTATAGAAGGTGTTAATGGGTATGGAACTGCTCTTCATACAGATAGTGAAGCTGATTTAAAAGGTCGATTTAGTAACGGGCCTTCTGGTGCTATAGCATATTGTAATCAAAAAGAGGCTCTTGTGTGGGAGGGAACTGAGGCAGATATTATGACTCTTTTCACTACCCAAACAGATGATCCTGATGAAGCTCCCGCTTTTCCAGTAGATGAAACTGATTCAGTAAGAAATTCTATTATATCAGATTACTTTGTGTTGAGTACGGCTGATAGATCTTATGGTATAATTTTATCTACTGCCCCTTTGCAGGGAATTAAATTATACATTGATCCTGATAATGCAAATACAAACGCAGCAAATACTGATGCCATAGTTGTAAAATACTGGAATGGTTCTGCACTAACTGCTGTATCAAATTTAACTGATGGTACATCTAAACTAACCAAAACAGGAACCCTATCTTTTGATAGTACTGTTTCTTCTGCTAAACCAAAACACTACAAAGAACGTTATGCATATGCATACACATATGAAGTTACTGCATCTTCCGGGACAACTGCATGTAATGTTTATCAAGTCACATTAGATAAACCTATGCAAGCTCCCACAAATATCTGGGATGGTATTTACAGACAACCTATTCAAGTTCAGCGTTATACAGATTCAAATAAATCATATGAAGATTTTACTGTTCTAAAAATGCTTTTTGAAGCATCATAGTCAGTGGTTTTAATAGATACTCTAAAGTTGTCTGTTTTCCGGCTTTTATAGTGATGCTAACAGGCATA